GTATTTTCTATCATGTATCATTTCCAGGTTTAAGTGAACTATGGCGACCAATATAGCCGCCATAGATTTATAATATAACACTTAGTCAAATTTGTCAACAAGTTTAATCTTCATCGTCACCAATGACTTCGTCGACTTCTTCAACTGTTGGTTCGTCAGCTCTCATAATATTACCTGACGCTCCAATTGCAAACGAGTTTTTAATGTACTGACTAAAATCTGTCTTTTCAAACATCATTAGCCAAAACTCTTTATTATCGTTAACTTCTTTAGCACGCATCAGTTTCTCAGAGATAACCTCACCGGTTTCTGGATTAACTGCTTCATACCAACCAACTTTTGGTTTACGAAGGTAACCACCTTTTTCAGCTACATCCATAAGACCGGACCATTTAACGATACCACCCTCATAGCTTACACTGATTGGAATTTTAGATTTTTCTCGTACATGACGAGATTTCTCAATATTAATAACAAAGTGATAACCTTGAATTTCAGTACCAACCTTGTCTTGTTGACGACCAACAATCCAAATAGTATCGGCTGAATAGTAAATACCTGTACCACCAGACACAACATCCTTAGGAAACAAACCAATCTCTTTGTATGTATGGTTAACTGCAATGAGTGGAATGTCTTTAAGATTGAGGTGTGGTGTTACAATACGGAACAGAGATTTAAGAGCTTTTGCTCGAGACATGTCTGCTACTGATTTACCATCAAGTGCATCTTCAACTTCTTTCTTAGATGCAAGGTTACCAACTGAATCGATTACGATGATTACCTTTTCACCCTTTTCGATTTTATCAAGTTGTTGAGAAATATCAAACTTAAGTTGTTCAACATTAGTAATTGGTGTATGAACTGTTCTATTCATATCAATACCAAAGCTGTCAAAGTAAGCTTGAGGTGTACCAAATTCTGCATCATAAAATAGTAATACAGCATCTGGGTTTCGTTGCATATAAGCACCAGCCATCAGCAGGGCAAATGCTGATTTAAAGTGCTTAGATGGACCTGCCAGTACAAGGAGACCTGGCGTTAATCCACCGTCGATACGGCCTGATAATGCAACGTTTACCATAGGAACCTGTGTAGGCGCCATATCTTTTTTACCATAGACTTTGGAATCCATAATAGGAGCCGTCATCTTAATGGTACTGTTTTTCACAAGTTTGTCTAATAGACTCATATTATTTTCCCTCTACAATCGTCGATAATTTACCCTTATAGGCTTCAATTTTCCCGACTCGATCGGGCCAAAAGATAGTTGATTTATCCGGATTCTTACATAGGTTATCTAAGAATGGAGTAATTGATTTGAAGAGTAACTCTAGCCTATATTCTAAATCATCAGCCTTAACTTTAGCATCGGTGAGTTGATCCTCAAGTGATTGCTTTTCGTTACTGACCTGTTGAATAGTTTCTTTGGCTTCAGCTTCTTTTTCCTGAAGTTCTTCATCAATAAAGCTGAAACCAAAGTCAAAGTCTAGAACCTCTTCGTAGACTTTATTAGCCATTCGCTAGCTCCTTGAAGATTGAGAGATCGTCGTCATCATCCATAGATACACTAGATGTTGAAGCAGGCATTGCTTCCTTTAGTGTTGGTTCTGGAGCTGATGATTGCATGTTACCCATGTTGCTTAGATCCAAATCATCATCCGCATCCACGGCAGTTGACGGAGTAGATGGTTCCTCGTCAAGTGCAAGTACACGGTAGAGTTTTGTTTTCAACTCTGCATATGACTTGAAGTTTTTGGGATCAACCAATTCTTGCAATTTATGCTGTTGGTTCCAAATGGCTTCAATTTGCGCATCATCTTCAGCAATTGGAGATGGCGAATCAAACTCAGATTTATCATAGTTTGGATAGCCTTCGAACTGACGAATTTTCAAGCGGAAATTAGCACCTTCCCAAAAATCAAATGGGTTAACTGGCGTTTCATCTTCGAACTGTGGGTTCATAAGATCGTTACACTTGTCAAAGATTTTCTTACCAAACTGATACATGAATACCTTGCCGTCATTAGCAGGGTTGGCAGAGTCTTTAATAACAAGTACGTTTGCAACGTATTTTAGGCGACGCTTTTGCTTACGTGCAAGATCTTTATCCGAGTCAAGTCCTGTATTCCAAAGCTTGGAATTGTATTCAGAAACCGGATCATCCTGGTTAAGTGTTGTAAGCGAGTTTTCGATATACCATAGACCTGTTGGGCCTTGGAAACCGTGATCCCAAATACGTACGAATGGCATTTCTTCACCTTGTGATGCAGGCAAGAAACGAATGATAGCAAAGCCGTTACCCGCTTTATCACGAGTTGGTTTCCACATTTTACCTTCGTTGGGATCTGAGTAGCTCTTTTGAGAAACTTTCTCGAGCTGTGCGTTCAATTTGTTTAGTGAACTTGAACGATTCTTTTTAAGTGCGTCAAATGACATAGTCATGTTTGTATCTCCTAATTTTGCGTTATATAGCATTTGTTTGTATTGCGAAATATAGTTACACGAGGTAACGTTATATTTATATCAGAAAAACTGTTCGCGAACAATGTTTTTGAACTTTTTTTCATCGTACTCTAGGAAAGGTCTATACTTGCCTAGTAGTATTATTATATCATAAGCTACGATTTTGTCAAGTAAATTCTTCTCCCAATAGTCAAAAATATTTGCAACATGGGTTAGAATTGTAAACGTCTCTATCGTTATTTGCTTTTGTAGATATAATGACATGATAATAGGATGCTGTCCTTTAACTGAAACGAAG